ATGCGAACAAAACAAAGTGTAGTAAAATAGTCCTGCGTTTATGTTTTAATATAGCCAAAATAGTTAAAACTTTTAGCCCTGGTCAGTCCCTTTCCTGATCAGGGCTTTTTTGTCTGATTTTTCAAGGATGTTTTGGAGGAACTTAATATAAGAGTCTCTTAATCTGTCCTTCAATATATCCTGTTTGCATATCTTCAGGGCCTTCATAAAGTTGGCCCCTTTATTTCTTTCTTCGCAATGCTCATGGTAAACCTTATCATCCTCCTCATATGTTTCCTCACAATGAGGGCAGAAGTAGGGCACGGGATAACTTTTAAAACCTAGAAACTCACTCATACCCATTTACTTTCAGGCATTCAATAATTCGATCAAAAGCCTGCTTCGTCTCTTCCCATCCTGGCCTGCCTTCCATTTCGTCCACAATGCTTTCCAGTAATTCAGCATCAGCATCAACCTGTTCATCCTTGTCTAACACTGGCTCAGGTTCTAAATCTTGTGGTCTACATAAGCAGTCATATTCCACATCATCTGCAAATTGATCTATGCTCATCAGTCTAGGAATGCCTGGGGTTCTAATATAACAGCAGGGCCTGCGATAGGAGTCCCTGCCAAAGCAGATGCTTCATTATTAATCATCTTGCCCTTTAACTGCCCGTCTTCGTCAAAGACTAACATTCTTCCGTCACTCAGGCTTAATTGTTCAATATAACCCCCAACCTTTTTTTGTAAGGTTTCAATAGGTACTTGTTGTTTAATTATTTCAATATTCATAGTCGCTTGATGTAATGCATCTCCTCCATTAATTTTTTTATGTCACATATTCTGTAACGAATTATTTTTTTCGACATTTTCACACAAGGTAAACGACCACTCTGTTCCCATCTGCGAATTGTCCTGGTGCTAACTTCCAATTTGTCAGCAACCTGGTCCCTGGTTAATAATTGTATTTCTTCCACTCTTTCCATATGGCTTGGTCCTTTGTTCTAATTTTTTTCAGTGCTTCATTTTCAATTTGTCGGATCCGTTCTTTTGTGCATTTGCAGAACTTGGCTATTTCATCATAAGTGAATGTTTCATATGGTAATTTCCTGTGTAACATTTGCCTAAGCCTAAGATTTGTCAGTTGCCTGCGTTGAACCCCAAGGGCGATATGGTTTTGCTTAACCATTCGTGTACCTTTTAAACTCTACAGCCAATTCACTACCTTCAATTAATGGTGGAGTCATTTTAATTGAACGGGCCTTCACCTGGGGCATAGATCGGCCTGTAACCTCCATAATTGCATGGTAGGGTTCATTGTGGTGAGAAAGGGTCAGTAGGCTATCAGGAAACCTGGCAAAGGCCCCTGCTCCTGATGCTCGATCAATATGGTTTTCCCGTCCCATATTACCCTTTCGGTAATGATGGGACAAAAGCAGGGCTGAACCAGTTTGTTTCGTTATTGCCTGCAATTCCCGTAACATTTCGGTTACTGCAGAATTTGAGTTTTCGTCAAATTCTCCACCCCCTTCTAACATATAGATTGGGTCAATAAATATAGCATCCATTGCAGGTAAATCCGCCAACCTGGATTGCAACACTTCAATGAGTGTTTCCATATCATAAACACAGGAACGCAGGGACCATAGGTATAAGTCTTCAGGCACCTGCTTTAATCCCTGTGCTAGGGCAATGCTCCAAAGTCTGTCCTGTGCATCATCCTTGTGCAATTCCAGGTCAATCATTAGCACCCTGGACTTGGCTACTTCCAGGCCCAGGAACTTATCCCCTGAAGCCAGGGATGTTGCCAGGGTTGAATAAAACCAACTTTTACCCATCTTAGATGGTGCTGTTAGTAATACATTGTCACCCACTCGAAATAATTTATCCACCAAAGGTTTTCTTTTAATTAATTCATATTGTGGTGGAAATTCTGAGCCAGGAATAATAGGAGGCAATCCACCTGGGTCATTAAGATCCAAATTAGGGTCTTTATATAAGTCTTTTTCAGTCCTGTTGAACCTAGTTTTTTCGGTATGCAAATGCTTGGTTTGTTCAACCAGGTCTTTGACGAAATTAATTGAATCATCCATAGTAAATTACTTTCTGTATTTTGTTGTTATCTGTTCTCTTACCCCAGGGCATACGGACCAATTGACTTGGCCTGAGTGAAGCAGGGTCTGCACCTAACATGGTTGCCAAATTAAGGAATTTATAAACTTTCCTTTCATCTTTGTTTTCCACTTGAAACCAGGCATGTAGGCTTTTATTGCCTGACCAAACTACCATCCTAAGTGGCATGTCTTTTGCCAGTCTGTCAATCAACCCTGCCTGTGTGTCCCAATTGCCTGCAATATTTGGCAAGTCACTTTCAAATACTACGAATTTTCGTGACAATATATTATCCAGGCACCTGCCCCTGTCATGCCCCTTTAGTGGATTAGGGCACAAATATTGGTAAGGTTCCAATCCATCTTTAATCCAGTCTTCACATGCTTTTACATCTCGGCCATTAAACACTTCTTTACACAAATGAAGAAGTGTTTCATCAGCATAAAGATTAGCCAATATTTCAGCCTGGCTAGGAATGCTATCTGAACGGGAACGAAGGTCATCAATGTCCCCCCTGCAACCAAACTCATTAATTAGTTCATTACTAACTTTTTTCTTTGGCCTTACATAGCGTTTTGTTGTCTCATCAGTTGCCTGGTAAGTATAGTTTACAGCCCGTTCAATTTCACCTGGTTCTAATTCTCTCCTGGTTACTTTTTCCGATGCCTTGTACATCATGTCCACAGCCTTTTCAGGTGGAACATTACAGGATTTTAAAATACCTGCACTTTTTACAATGCTTACATGATACCCATATCCATTTTTGTCCAGTCCATCTAATAATCTAGTTAATTTATCATGGGGACTAGACCCCTTATTTAGTCTTGCCATTTCATCACCTTTCCAGTCCCAGGGACAATCAAAATTGTTTCGGTATGGGTCATCCCATAACCATGCCAAAGCTAAGGCAGTTTCAATTTCAACTGAATTTTCTGAGTATGTCATTTAATTGTTTAATAATATTTTCAAGCACAGCCCTTTTGCTTACATCCGATTCAAGCATGTGCTTTAGCCTTTGTTGAAGAGTTTGTATTTCCTCGGATAATTGTTCACATTTTATCTGATTTTCAGATTTAGTAATTTCACAATGACCCCCTAGTTCAAGGGTCACCTGTGTATCCAGGTTAAGAGTTTGCTGACTTTCGCTTAACATAAAATGCTAACTCCTCGGTTGGACACAATTGATGGATCTTTACTTTTATAGCCTGTAAATAAAACCATTGATCAATCACTTCATCTTCCAGGTCATTTATATTTACATCCACGGGTAAATATCCCCCATGCTCCTGTTGACCCTTATCATATTTTGCCCTGGCTTTTTTAAGAAACCTTTCCATTGCAGTTTCTCGAAACCTGGCAGATTTTATGAGTAAACTTTCCTCTTCGGCATTTTCCTCTTCGGCCTTGCCATTAGCCACATTTTCCATCTCTTGCATAATTCTTCCCCTTCCATTTTAGTTTTGGCCCTGGTTGCCAGGGTAGGAAAATTATCCCCCCTGGCTAACCTTGGACCGATTGGTTGCTCGCCCATGACTGCATTCCAGTATCGACAGACCCATCTAGGTCCTATTTTTACCAGTACAATATCTTCCTCAAGATCGAGGGTCATACTTGTTCCTTATTCGCCACAGAGCATTCACTATTTTGAATGTTTCATAACACTCTTCCAGTTTGCTAGGTTTGTACGAATGAACCCTAAACTTTGCCATTCCATCATCATCAAACTCAGTGGTGCTTATGTAGGCATTTGCACCCCACACTTCATGGTTATTTAGTGCCTGTTGCCCCCATTGGGCACAGGCATAAGCACTAATTTGTTCAGGTTGACCAGGGTAGGGTGACGACGGGATTTTCTTGGTGCTTTTCCAGTCTAATATGAAAGGTTGGCCCCCTTTGGTATGAGCGATAATATCTGCCGTGCCTGCATACCCCTCTTCAGTGTTGATGACTACCCGTTCGCATTCCTCAAGCTCAAAGCCCTTTCCGTTAAAGTAATTAACGGCAGGGGTCACAAATGGCATTAAATCGATATTAATCTGCTTCAGGGTTTTTACCCCTGTCAGTACAGATTCAATTCCATCATGGATCCTGGTCCCTAAGTTTGAAGCTGAATCATCCCCGTAGATTGCATTTTTGACCCTGCGTTGAAAGTCTTTTAATGACTCACCTTTTTTAGGGCCATTATTATATGCTTCCTCAATCATTGAGTTTTGCTTCCACATTTCAAGCCCAGGGGCAGACTCTATTTTCTGTATTTCAGTTACAGAAAAATAGAGTCCTTCCTTTTTGGCTTTTGCAGGGGTTAAATCAAAATGAGGGTTACCCTCTCTGTCGTAACAATGAGGCATTAGAATGGATCCTCTTCGTCATCATCCTGTTTTTTCTTGGTAGCCTTTTTCTTAGCAGGCTTATCCATTTTAGCAGGTTCTTCCTCTTCATCTTCCTCACTAATCCAGTCAGGAATGGGTGATCTTCTATCGCCAGGGACAGCAGTGTTGATTGAAGGAACATCGTCTTCAAGTTTCTTATTAATCTTTGCAACAGACTGCACGAAGCTGTATTCCTTACCTAACTTGGACTTGCGTGTGCCTATTGTGACCATTACTTTCTTCCCTATTTCATCACAATAATCATATTCTTCGCCCAATGGTGGAAGTTTGCCCCGTATTGCTGTTAATAGTTTGACTAGGTTGCTTCTTTCGTCAGCAGATTGGGTCATTTCACCCGTCATTGCCAGGCAGGTATCACCATCATCATCAGTGAAGGCAAATAAGAACCTGGTAACATCTCGTTCAATCATTTCACCAGGGTTATTAAAGTCTTTAACTAAGACTCCGTCATTATCAAGTATATCAAGAAGAAGACCAGGAAAGGTACCTTCTATTGCTTTTTCATCTGACAGGTTCCAGGACCGATTGGATCCACCTGTTTTAGGTTTTACTTTTAATATTGCCATAATTTATTTTAGGTTTTGGTTTAGTAGTTTTATTACGAATTTAGTCATTGATATGCCTTCAGCATATGCCTGGACCATTAAATGTTTTTTTAGTTCAACAGGTAGGCACACACTTAATTGTGCCCCTGGTGTTCGTGGATTAGATTTTTCCATTATTACTTTCCTCAAACACACCATATTCTTTATGATTTTTGAGTGATTTGATGTTTAAATAATAATCAATATTCTTCCATACATCTTGAGAAAAAGTATGCCAGGTTCCGTCACTGAACAATATGTGGGCACCTGCACAATAAGCATAGTCTTCAATTTTATGACCCTCGACTGGTTCCCACCTAGTTTTTACAAGAATAATGTGATCAGTGTTTATAAATTTTAATGTTTGATATTGATTCGAGTTTTTTAATTGAATTATCATGTTTTTATTCTCATTTATTAAAAAACCAGTGAGCAATTAAGATTGCATCGGCAGTTTTAAGGTTAACTTTTAATTTTGGATACAACCTGAGTGCATGTTCTTTCAGTATTCTTTTCCGTTGTGGCCCTGTGCTTTTATGCAAGTTGGGTAATCCCTTTTGCCACACTTTTGGACTTACCAGGTGACAGGGTATTTGCAGGCCCATTGCCAGGCCCTCAAATTGACCACAATTCTTTCCTAGTTTAAACCCTGCTGAAGATGGGATGTTTTTCCCTACAAAAGGGGGAACATCTTCCAGGACCATTTGTACAGGTTCTGTTTCATTTGCCAGGTAAGGACGAATTTCATCCAAAAAGTCTGCCATTGTGGTGAAGTTTTCAGCAACACAGACATTGTTGTTGGAGCAAATTGCATATCCACCTGATTTTCCAGGGTCTACTGCTATTGTAATCATCTTGTTATTAAAGACCCTGCCCCAAATAAAGATACTGCAAAGCAAAACATGACATAAAACCATGCCAGGAGTGCTAATGTGAACATAGCTATAAATAACATCCTGGATTCTTTTTCCTTACACATTTTGACCTTCTTCTTTTAAGAGCTTGTCAATTTGTCTTTTAACTAATGCAGAAACGGATCTGTCTTGATCAAATGCCAGTTTCCCTAGTTTTGCTTTATACCCTTTAGGCAAATGCACACTTACAATTTCCCTTTCTTTAGTTATGCCAACCTTTTTTGTTTTAATAGTCATAGTTAATATTTCCGTGGTTTAGTTAATGTGGTAGTTGGTACATTAAAAAACATATAAACATAAATGATCAACACTTTTTGCATTAAATATGAAAACTGAATACATCTGCATACATTTGAATAATTGTTATTTTAATGTTGACAAAAGTGTTCTAGAATTTTCAAAGTGTAACTTTGCATCCCTTTGCAATATTACAAAATAATAAAACCCACCCTATATTTGCCCAATGAGTGAAAAAAGAATATCCGTTGTCATCAGTGACGAACAACTTGTCGTACTAGATCAATTGCAAAAAGAAATGGATATTGATTTATCTAAGTTAATCAGGTGGTGCATTGATACCTGCATTGACCTGGGTAAAAATCAGGATGACATGCATAAATTGCTTGGCCTGGAAATATCTGCTAGTCTTCGTGGCCTGCATTCAGGTAAAAGCAATTATCTCCTTGACTCCATATCCAGGACCAAGTAATCCTTATAATACCCCTGCGTGGGCCATAAGCCCAAAGCAGGGGTAATGTATTAATATATACAGGTATATACAGGGAACATCAGGTAAGTTATGTTGCATGTTTATCAGGGAACTTCATGTATGTTACCTGGTAGTAAATTATACACAGGTTATTCAGGGATGGTCTTTTAAGGGTCCATTAGGGACCTAAAAAAGACCATAAACTTATCAGGGGTATTTATGCACCAAGGCAGAAAACCAAGCTACGCATCAGGGGTAATATCTATATGAGGTGTTTCCCTCATTGCATTTAATTCCTTCTGCACTTCATCCAGGGTTACTACCTTTTTATGCTCAACAATACTGGTTGCTTGTCCCAAGTCTGACTTTTCCTTGTCCCTAAGTATTCCAAATGCAATAGGTAATACCCCTGCAGGAATTTGATCAGATTCTAGTTTTTCTATTATCTTCATCAGACATGCCTGGGATGCATATGAAGTTAAACCCATTGTCAGGTTCTGCACCTTATCAATAGTTTTAGTTTCCCTCTTAGCAATAGCAGTAATGGTTTCAGGGGCACACTTGTTATCCTTGGCTATCCTGGTTAATGCCTTACCTTCAGATAATTCCTGGACAACCTTGGCATACCTTTCAGGATCCTTCTTTGCCAGTTTATCCCCTGTGAACAGAGAAGGGCATATATCTTCCTCTGTAGTCAGGGCAGGCAAGTTATCAGGTATTACTATCTTTCTCTTTTTCTTGGTTGGCATGTTACTCCTTTATTTCAATAGGGAATATATAAACAGGGCTAACTTCTCTCGGCATACAATCCTGGATATTATGTGAAAAATGCTCCCAACAATCATCCCTGGTTAAATTCTTGTCCTGTTGCTGTATTACTTCCAGGATCTTTTCAATATCATAGACTACCCTGGTGCATTCAGCATTAATACCAATGATGCAGTCATTGTATTCGTCTGTTAATACATGCAATCCATGTTCTAAGACCAAGTCAGGTAATACAGGTTCACTCTTTATTGGTGCTATCATTTGGATCCTTGACTTTCAGGGTTATTTGCTTGGCTTCAATAACATTAGGGTAAATACCCTGCTCTGCATGTTTAGCCAGGTGATCAATGCAATTAGTCACTGCCTGCTCAATAGTCTCACCAGGTACAACTATTTGTTCCAGGGACATTACCCATGCTTTTTCTGTGTCAGTCATTTCCTTTTCGCAGTTTTAGCACTGGCTTTAAATGCTTTAGCAGTTGGTGCCCCCTTACTACCTGCCTTCCTCATTCTTTCCCCTGAACCCCCTGCAATACGGGCCTTCTTGGCGTGAATATTTGCGTACAATCCTTTTTTTGCTTTCATAATTGGTGCAAGGATATTGAAATGTTTTTCAATTAGCTAGGTATGGCATTATTTTTCACCCCCCCCCTGGTATTTAATGCATATATTATCCACTGCTACAGAATAATAACACGCTAATTATCAGGCACTTATGAATTAACCTGTCAATTATCTGTCAGTTTTTGTCAGGGCGAAGGGGGGGAGGGGGTGTTGATTATCAACGATTTACGATTCCACGACCGATTCCCCCAAATGAAAAAAAATTGACAATTAGCCAGGGGGGTAAACCCTAATAATCCCTGCACTGATGGGGGCTACAGGTTCGGCAATAAATCCTACAGGGTTTATCCCCTAACAACTTTTTATCCTGTCAAGGGGATAATAAGGGCATTCCCTTAATATCCCATTAATATGGACACAGGTGGACATGACTAGTCTACCCTGGAAAACCCTGCTTAACATAGGCACATGGCATTGTCCTGGACTCCACATCCTATTTTAACCATCCCGTCAAGGGATGAGCAACTGGCTATGGGTGCGGAAAGGTTGATGGAGTATTGGGAGAGAAGGGAAGGGGCAATTGAACGGGAAATTGAGGATCCATTTAGGTATGGTACTGAATTACCGCACTGGAAAAAGGTGGATGAAATATTGGAAACAAAAGCAGAATTGCTACTGCTTGGTGGTAATCGTTCATCGAAAACCGAGGCAATTGCGAAACGGGTTGTTAAGTCCCTGGTAGCAAACCCAGGCAGTGTAATATGGTGTTTTACTGCCACCAGTCAGAATAGCATAGCTAACCAACAGGCCGTGGTGCATAAGTATTTACCTGCTGAATTTAAGACCCTGGGCAGAAGTAGGGTTCATTATGTCTCTTATTCGCAGAAGAACGGGTATACTTCATCTAGTTTTATTTTACCGAATCGAAGCACCTGTGTATTTCGTAACTGGTCCCAAAATATTGAAACTATTGAGGGTGGTGAAGTTGGTTGCAGGGAACAGGCAAAACCAGGTACGCATAATATAGGAATTTGGTTTGACGAAGAGGTGCCCCAAAATTTTTTAAATACAGGGCGGTATAGGTGTTTATCTAGGGCAGACCCTAAAACAGGGATCCCTGCCAGGGTAATCAGTACCTTTACGACAATATCAGGGTGGACCAGTGTGGTTAATAGTTTTTTGTCAGGGGCTGTTACCCTGGAAGACAAGGAAGCAGAATTATTACCTGGTGAACGGGTCCCTGTTGTACAACAACCTGTACGGAAGAATGCACAAATATTATATTTTCATACGGCAGACAACCCTTATGGGGGTTGGCCTGCCATGAAAATGCAATTGGAAGGGGCAAAAAGGGATGAAATTTTAACCAGGGCCTACGGGGTCCCAACCAAGCCAAGCAACACGACATTCAGGAATTTAGACTCCCGTGTTGTAATGAAGCACCAGGATATTCCAGTTGTTAAAGATAAGAAGAATAACCCCTGTAATTATATTTTATCCATAGACCCTGCAGGTAGTAAATCCTGGTTTATTCTGTTAGTGGCTGTTGATGTTTTCGGTGTGCATTATGTTTTAAAGGAATGGCCTGGTGTGGATATTGGGGAATGGGCTGACCTGGATAAAGGGGAAAAAGGAGTACCAGGGGATGCATCTAAGCCAAATGGTAATGGGATAGGAGACTACGCAAAAATAATCAGGAAAATGCTCAAGGGCATTGATGATGAAGAAGTGGTAGGTATGCACGGGAATGTTGAAATAATAATTGACCCCAGGATGGGAAGTGCAACTTATGCAAAAAGCGAAGGAACGAGTAATATAATTAGTGACCTTCAAGATCATGGAATAAATGTTTACCCTGCTGAAGGCTTGCCCATAGAAGATGGATTGCAGGCAATTAATTCTCTTTTGTCTTATGACAAAGAGAAAGAAATTGACCTGAGCAACAGGCCCAAATTGTTTTTTTCTGACCAGGTAGGTAACACTTTATTTTGCTGTATGAATTACAGCATAGATGACGGAATGAAGGCTGTGACCAAGGACCCTGTTGACTGCCTTCGATATGTGGCAATTGGCAATTATTCCTACATTGAGGATTCAGAATTAAGAATAAGTGAGCCAGGTGGTTACTGATGCATAAGATAGTTATAGAGGCTAACGAAATTGAACACCTGATTCAGGTTAGCCTGCTTAGATGCTCGCATAATAGAATGAGCAAAAGGCCTGGATTAAATATTATGAATTGCTTGCAGGGGTGCATAGGAGAATTGGCATTTGCAAAATACTTTAATTTTTTCCCTGACTTTACCTGGGAGACCAGGACCCACACGGGCACCAGTTCAAAATGGTATGACTTTAAGCTGAATAATGGAAAAACCTATGACATAAAAACGAGTCCCAAAGACTCGTTTGCTATTAATCAGCAGGCAACCACTTTCAAGAATCAGCCTGATTATTTTGTTTTTGTTCAAACTCCAATTGTGGATCTGAACAAACAAATAACTGATCAAACTGCAATTATACATGGGTACAGCACAATAAAAAATATTCGGAATTGTTTTTTAAGTTACTCAGGCAAAACCCCCTTTTTTCTAATTAAGAAAAATAACATAAAATCACTTACCAGGAAACAATATGCGTAAAGTATCTAAAGAAGAATTACAGGCCCTTCGTGATAAAGGATTATCCTACCAAAAAATTAGTGATAAACTGGACATTTCAGTAAGCACGATCAAGCGAAGATTAAGGGAGCCTAAACCTGAAGTGTTCCCCAGGTATCAATCTGCTGTGGTGACCAGGTTATTGGTCAATGCCCGTTTAATTCAGGTAACATATGACGGAATTACCCGTATTGCTGTTAAAAAACCAGGTTATTTATACAAATTAAAACAAGAAGTGACCCTTGAGCTAGTGGATGAAAAAACAGCAAGAGTCCTGTGAAACTAAACAGGAACGGGCTGACAGGATAGACACACTGCTTCGTTACTTAATTGTTAAAAACGCATCCCTGACAAAACCAGGGGATGATTACCCACAAATGACCCTGGACGAAATAGCTGAGTTTTGTGGCACTGACAAAATGGTAATATTTAGGGCGGAGCAATCTGCCCTGGCTAAGTTCAAGTCTAAAATTCCTGATTTTAATTTATACTTAGGGTTGGATGGAAAAACCCAATGAACAAAACTATTCAGAAGAACCTGACATTGAGTCACTCCAGGAGGATTTAAACCGATGCAGGGGTAATCTTTCCTACTATAAGGACAAGGCCGATACCGCCCGTGATACTAGGTTTGGAGCCTGGCCAGGGCGAAATTACAGAACTAATAAGAAAGAAGGTCAACATGCCTTTCCCTGGCCTGGAGCCAGTGACCAGGCAGTTGGTTTAATTGACCAAATTATTTGTGCTGATGTTGCCATGATGAAACGGGCAGTTTCAGGTGGTAATTTAAAAGCAATGCCAACTGAGCCGACTGACATACGGGTTGCCAGTTTAGTTGGCAAATACATGAAATGGACTTTGTCCGAAATGGATGAATTTGACCGAGAGGTTGGGATCCTGGCAAACAATGTTCAAATGTATGGCAACGGAGTCCTGGGCACCTATTGGCACAGAAAAATTGATCGGTATTACGCACCAATTTCCCTGGAAGAAATTGCTCAACAGAGTCCTGATTTAGCTGAAGCCATTATGGCAAAAGATAAGTCAGCAAATGCATTACTTGCCCAAATATTTCCAAATTTAAAAAAGAAACGGATTAATAAAATAATAAAAGACCTGGCTGAAAACGGGCAGGCAGAAGTGCCCAGGGAAAGAATGGTCAGCAACAGACCATGCATAAAATCCTATGAAATTGGCAGGGACATAATTTTCGACAGCAATGTATTAAGTGACATTCAGAATGCCAGGGCAGTTTACTGCATTCATCATCATTCCCCTGAATCGTTAAAGGAAATGGTATTCACCCAGGGTTTTGACCCTAAGTATGTGGATGAATTAATTGAAAAAGTTGGGTCAAATAATGCATCCAGTGACTTTACAGATTTTCCTGAACACAGGAACCACGATGATATTGAACACTATGAAGGTTTGATCAGGTTGGTTAGTTGTTACAGAAGGGAACTGGATGAAGATGGAGTGCCTTTGATAAGTCACACCATCTTCAGTGAAGACTTAGACGGGTACGCAAAGCATGAATTAAATTCCTATGCCCAGGGTAAATATCCATTTACCAGTTTTTGCAGGGAAACTATAAACCATCGCATTTTAGACTCACGGGGATTATGTGAAATTTTACAGCCTTATGAGCAGGCTATAAAAGTTGAAATTGATTCACGAATTGATCGTGCATCATTGTCAACTATTCCACCTATTATGTTCCAAACGGGCCGTAAGCCTGAAAGAATAGGGCCTGGTAGTTTTATTCCAATTCGCAGACCTGGCGAAGTTCAGTTTATGGACATACCTCCATATTCACCTGCATCGACAGAGGTGGAAAATGAAATGCGAATGATTGCCAACAAGATTGCAGGCAGGCCCACAAGTAATGAAGACCAGGTTGAGGCAAATCTAATTCGCCAGGAAATGGTAAGCATGTGGCTATCTAATTGGAAACCTGTGTTAAAACAACTTTGGCACCTGCAAAGAACATATGGAGGTGCTGAACAATGGGCACGGGCTACTGGGAATGAACAGGATATACAGGTTGCATTTGAGGAAACTAGTGAGCAGTTTGACTTTAAACTTACCTTTAATGCTGACTCATTAGACCAGGATAAGGTCCTGGATAAATTAAAAGCACTCGGTGAAGTTTTTGCTCAGTACGACAGGCAGGGCCAAGCTAATTTTGGGGAGTTGATGAAGTTATATGCTGAATCAATTGACCCTAACCTGGCTGACCGATTGATCATGCCTCAACAGGCATCAAGTCAAAAAGAAATTGAGGAAACAAGTGCTGACTTAGCTAAAATTGCATCAGGGCAAGTTGTAAATGCTCCTGAGAATAGTAACACACAATTACGAAGACAGGTAGTTGAAGGATTCCTTGAGGGGACCGAAGAAATACCTGCAATAGATGTACAGCAAAGGCTTCAAAGTGATGAAGGTTTTAAAGCCAGGCTAGATAATTATATGAAACAAATTAGCTTCCAGGACCAACAACGAAGAAATGGGCTAACGGGCAAATTAGGGGCACCTCCTGGTAATGTCCCTGCAACCAATGCTGTCGCAAATGGATAATTTAGATCAGGCCGTACAGGCTTTAAAAGATAGACCTGACTTTGAATTTATAGTCGATCACTTTAAGAAATACCGAGAGGCATATATTAGTGACCTAACAAGCACAGCAATTGTGGAAAATCCCCAATTGCTTGCCCACACGAGTGGTTGCATTTCAGTCCTGGATATAATTTTACGGGAAATAGAAAGTGCTAAAAGTGGATCCAGTTGACCAAGTAAAATCAGGGGTCATTCAGCTTTGTAATCAGTTTTCAAAAGAGTCAGACCTGGATGAAGCCGAGATTGTAAGTGCGGTTGTTCAAGGGGTAAATAAATGGCTAGACGATGAAGTAATTGAATTTACTCCTGATCTTTAGTCTAAAACTTATTTTTTTAGGTTAAAATTAAGTTTCATGGCAGGGGTAACTCTGCAGACAAGAATGCGACTTAATTAAAATGCAGATTAAAGAAAATACAATCGAGGTTGCCGAGCAAACTGCAACAGAAGACATGCCTAACGAAAATCTCACAAATGATGATTTGCTGAATTTTATATCCAGTGAACCAACAGATGATGAGTCATCTACTGAACTAGTTGCCACTGAATCAGAGGCAGAGACTGAAGAAGAAGATGGGAACAATGATCTTTTACAATCAGGGGACGAAACTGAAGAGGATGAAGTTGAATCTGAGGACGATACTGACCAGGAGGAAACTCCAAAATCAGTACAGAAACTTTTACGACAGGTGGGAAAATTAACTGCCCGTGCAAAAAGTGCTGAAGAGAATTATGAATCACTGCAAAATGAATTAAATTCTTTACGAGAAAAAAAGTCTGAAGAAAAAGCAAAATCTGCTTCGGTTAATGAAGTTGAAACATTTGAAGAATTAGAAACTCTTCGCCAGGAAGCAATTAGTGCCAAGAAATGGGCACGAAAGCACGAAGGTCAGGAGTATGTTGAGGAAAATGGTCAGGAATTTTCTAAAGAGCAAATAAAGCAAATTAGAGATAATGCCGAAGATTGCTTGGATGAAGAAATACCTGCCAGGATGAAATTCTTACAGGAAAAACATCAATCCAATAACTTAGCTAGTCAGACTTTTGGTTTCCTAAAGGAACCAAAATCCGAAGAGTTCAAATTGCTTCAATCGATAAACCAAAACGACAGGTTTAAGGTTTTAGATACATTACCCAACGGGTTGTATATAAAATCTTTAATTGTTGAGGGGTGCAGGGCAGTAAAAAACAAAGAAGTAAAACCTTTAAAGAAAGCTACACCTACACCACCAACTGAGCCAATTGGTGAAGTTTCTCCCCCCGTTCAAAAAGTAAAAAAATCAAAGTCCAAAGTTTTAGGGTCAGGCAATGTCACTGAAGATCAATTAATCGCTTTTTTATCATAACTTTAAAATTTACAGGAGAATATTTATTATGCCATTAGCAACATCATATGACTTAGGAGACAGACCATCTGTCAGAGGGGCAAGAGAATCACTAGATAATACATTACGCAGAACTGCCGTGGAATCCACTCCAATGTTCGCAATGTTATCACGAGGGCCAAAGGCCAAAGCAATGTTTACGGAATGGATGGTTGATGACCTTTCAGAAGTTTCATTTCCAGGAGTAATTGACGGGGCACCATTGGCATTCGATGGTGGATTCGTTGACAAAACCGCTGATCGTGCGAGATTAGGAAACAGAATCCAACAAATCCAACGCACATTTGCATCTTCGCCCCAGGCTGAAGCAGTTGATGTGGCAGGCCCTGGATCATCACTTTACACCGAAAGTAAAGCACGTGCCCTTATAGAGTTAAAAAGAGATATTGAAGCATGTATTTGCTCTGACCAGGACCAAGCAGTTGGAACAGGTCAAGCAGGTGACAAGCTCAGTGGGTTAGGTGCATGGACGGACCCTGCAAACACCACAACTTATGGTTCAAGCCTTCAACAAGGTTATCGTTCTGTCAGTGGTTCTCGTTTTGACTTGTCATCAGCAGGTTCAATGACCGAAGACAATCTTCGTTCAGTTTTACAGGCTATTTTTGAACAGCACGGATCCGCTACTAGTTACAAATTAGTAGGTGGCCCAAATTGTCTAAATGAAATTGCGGACATGACCCGTACAAATGTTGCATCAGGTTCACCATCGTTCCAACTTACTCAAAATGTAGGTGACGGAACCTTGAAATTACAAGTCCAGGAATATATTTCTGACTGGGGACGGGTTTATCTAGTGCCAACTCTACTCAATGGTAGAACTTCAGGTGGTGCTTTGGATGCAACTTCTCGAAACAGAGGTTATATCATCCCTTCTGACAATCACTTGTCTATTCGTTTCCTTGAAGACATTAAGTCCATTGACTTGGAAGATGTTGACGGGGGTGGTAAACGAGGTTTAGCCCGTACAATGTTGACCATCACTCCAACAAGTGCAGGTAAACCATTGGGATCGATAGTTTAACTTTTAACCAGGTTTAATAGGTCCTGGTTATGAAAATATGGGGGAGCCAGTTCGTGGGGTAGTGGCTCCCCCTTTTTTATATTTATTATGAGTCTAAATATTATAATTCGTGGCGGTAAGAAAAGCATGTCAGATGGTGAGTTAAATGACTATTTGGCCAGGGAGAATAATAAAAAAGCATATTACGAAAAGCAGACTTATATGAAACGGCAACGCAAGGTTGCCAGGGACAATCAGCATTTGAAAGGCACTAGTTTAAAAAGCATGAAGCCAACAGGTGCGATTGACTTAACAACTTTTGTGAGAATGGAACAGCAAGATCCTGGCTTTTGGGACGATAAAAAAAGCCGAGATTCTTTCATGCGTGATAATCCTGAGTGCAGGATTCAACCTGATTAATGGACACAAAGAACCAAAGTTTTACTGATGCTGAATCTAAATTCAAAGCACTTATTGGTGTAGATATATTAAACACTTTTGATCAAAATTTATTCCGTCATGCATTAAAACAATATTTCAGAAAAGCATACGAGTCATATCCTTGGCCTGAGTTTTGCCATTTTGGTGAAGCAGTCACATTAAATCAAACCAAACAAATAAGGATATTTAATAAGGATAATGATGCTTTTACTTCTAGCACTGAAGTAGGGGTTGGAGACAATAACATTGATTCTATTTTAAATATTTTCAAGTTGGACCCAAAGACAAATATTGACGGAAAAGAATATATATTTTTTGAGACAATCAGTATTTTAGGATCCAGGGTAGTTCAAATATTAACTAACCAAAATCTAGACGGGCAGGTTGTTTATGTTTCCTACAAAAACGACATTGAAGATTCAATTAAGCAACTTATTAGCCCAAATGGAACAACAGGCTTTTTTGGTAACGGGTCAGGTGACACAAATGTAATACCATTTAACCTTTTTGAGTATATGGTCCAGGGTGCCTATGTTTTATATTTAAAGTCAGACGGGCAAAATCAGAAGGCAATACTAGAAGAGCAATTTGCTGACAAGATTTTACTGGAAGCAATTAGCAAAGTTAAAAACACGGGCAAGCAATACAGGCACAATCTTTTTACGGAAAGGCCCCGTTCACAATTCAACAGGCATAATTACAGCCAGGCAAGTCAGGTAATATTACCTGGTCAGGGGGGACAGCAGGGATGAATTACGATGACCTGGAAGATAAATTCAAGTCAGTTGCAGGGCTTCAAAGCCTAAATGCAACTGATAAGTTTTTCTTTATAAATTCATTAAATATTCGTGCTAAGGATGCCTGGACTAGAGCAAGGTGGCCTGAGTTAATTAGCATACAAAGTTATAGCGTAGGCACCCAAGGTGAATACGCTAAAGCAACAGCAACGATTAGTAATGACATTTTAAATGTTTATGACAAATCACCCTATAGTGACATTAGTGCTTTATCTATTTTTTACACTTTAATTGACGGGAGAATTGTCCTGGATCCGAAGTATCCCCAGGCAAGTGTTTATGTTTTATCCAGGCAGGCTTTTACCCCGTATACAGATGCATCAACTGACATACCTGACTTTTTACAAAGTTATTTATTGTCTGCTATTTTGGCAGATTTTTTCCGTGGAGACTCCCAGTATGATAAGGCCCAGGTAGAGGAGTCCAGGGCAGAAGAATTTCTACTAAAGCAGATTGATCGAGTGGAAAAACAACAGCAACAAAACACACCCCTGGTAGGTAGTTATAACAACACCATTACCAGGCACATTTATCAAACTAATTAAATATTATGGGAGTATCAGCAATCAATATCGCAAACAGCATGGGTGCCAATGGGTGCGTTTATGTTAACACTACAAATGCGACAACAGGCAAATTCAGTGCTGTTCAGTTTACCGAAGATTCAGTCATTGGTGCCATTACGGGACCAATGGAAAATTCAGCAGACTTAATAAGTGATGGAACAACTTTTGCCCAGGGGCAGGTTATATATATGCCCATCACTTCACTAACTTTGGTTTCAGGTGCCTGTCTTTTAATTAATAAATAACATGCCATTTTTAGGACTAGGATTACACATTGGTGACATTGATGCTGACTCAATAGTTGGCATTGATGTTGGTCCTGATGGAGTTATCCAGGCTGAATCAGGGGCATTTTTGCAAACTGAAGACGGGTCTTACCTGGCTTTCAATTAAGGAATAAATAAATGGCTAATAAAATAATAAGTAATTTAGATCAATTGTCGGATCCTCAAGGAACCGACATATTGCCGATCACGGATGTGGATGACCCAACAGGGTCTTCAGCAGGTACAACTAAACGGGTTAGTTTGGCAAATGTTATTAACCTGGCAAATGTGGGTAACCTTCGTGCCAGTAATAATTTAAGTGACTTGTCAAATGCAACAACTGCCAGGACAAATTTAGGTGTAGATGCTTCAGGTACTGACAATTCAACTGATGTAACTCTTGCAGGTACACATGACTATATTACTATTAGTGGTCAGACAATAACACGAAACCAAATTGATTTAACATCTGATGTAACTGGGAGTTTACCAAGTGGTAGTGTTTCAGGTTTAGGCAGTTTAGCCACACAAAACAATATTGATGGAACTGCAATAACATCTACAGGTGAAACAGGTGGAACTAAATTTTTACGAGAAGATGGTGACGGAACCTGTTCTTTCCAGGCACCTTCAGTTGATGTTGAAACACCACTAAATACAGCATTGCGAGGAACTGCAAACCCTCACTTAGGTGCCTATGCAAATCAGAGTTTTAAAGTAACTGACAATCCTTACAAAACAGCAATGGTTGTCGCAGATGAAAATGGTAATATTACCTTTTTATTAAATGGCACAAGTCCTAATGTATTTGTCAAAGTACAAGGTAATACCCCACAAGCATTAGCTACAGGTTTTTCAATTCAAAAAGATTCTGCTGAACCTGACATTGAGGCTATTGATACAGATGGCACAGCATATTCTGTAATATCAGGTGATTCAGATGATATTACTGCAAGTGGATTACCAAAAATCCAAGGATTTAATAAACCTGACCTGGGAGGATATTCATCACCACAACTTATTTCAGGTGGAACAATTTCTTAACAACTTAACAAATCTAAATTATGGCTACAAAATATGTATTTAACGGGACACAAAGTGGAACAGCAGATGGTTCTTTTTCTGACCCTTATGATTTAACAAATTTATCAAGTGCTGAAAGTGGTGCAGGTTCAGGTGGTAAGGTTATTTTTAAAAATGGTGCTTACACTATGTCAGCTAATTTATTAATGGCATCATCAGGTGTAACTTATGAAGCAGAAACCAGTTTAGGTGCTGTTTTTACAAGTAGCGTTCAGGGCACAAGTGGTAAACAAATACAATTCGGATTACCTACAACACCTGCAAATGATATTATTGTAAACGGACTAAAATTTGTGGACACTGGTGGTAGTACTAATATTTCAGGTATAAGTGTCCAAAGTGATCAAAACAATAAAGTCACATTAAATAATTGTGAATTTATCAATACTCATGCCAACTTTGTTGGAATGATTGGTAATGGGCAAACATCAAATGTTTACTTAAATTTAACGGCTAATGGTTGTTTATTTGACTTTGGAGCATCAACCACAATGCACGGAAACCCTGCTCAATTATTTGCACAAAGATCGGATGCATCAAAAAGGGATATAAACATTACAAATTGTACTTTTGTTTTTAGGGGTTCAGGTCAGCCATTTAGAAGTTCTAATGCACAAATAAATACATTTAAGAATGTCATTTTGTATAAAGATGGATCATCAGGAAATATAGCACAATCAACATCATATATTCCTGCTAATCACCAGGGTGCCTGTTATTATAATTGGAGTGATGTAACAAGTGATGACACTGCACAAAGTTTAATTGTTGCTGATCCACTTTTTGTAGATCTTTCTAGTCAAGATTATCGTTTAAGACCTGGATCCCCATGTCTTGGTGCAGGGGTTTTGTAAAATGGCACAGCAAAAATTAAATAGAAAAGACTTTCAACTGAAAGTTAAAACAGGAACTGACGCAAACAAATCAAAGTTTGCAAAAGAGTGTGTGCAGGGTGAACCTTATTTTGCCACAGACACACATAAACTTTATTTTGCCCAGGCAACAGCAGGGGCAAGTGATGCAGGGCTTTCACAATTTACATCAGTCGCAACTGCTTCTTTTAAAGATACAATAACTAAAACTGCATCATTTACCCTAAGTAATTCTGATAGTGGCAAAGTTATAGTTTGTGATTTAGGTTCAAGAATTGATATTACTATCCCTTCAGGTTTAACCTTGGGTTTTAATTGTCGAGTAGTTCAAAAAGGTGTTGGGAGAGTTAGATTTTTAACAGATGTAAATACTACTTTAAATTCATATTACTCTTCAGGAAGTGAACCAAATGCCATATTAGGTCAATACGGAGTTGTAGACCTAGTAAATACTGCAACCAATGTTTACCATTTAAGTGGTGATTATGAACATTTATTTGTATATTCAAATAATTGGTCTAACGCTTTTGATGGTGGAAGTTCCCAAGAATTTAGAACTAGTGCTTTAAGCAGACCTTCAGGAAGTTGGTCAAATACAACACCATATACTTTGAGTGCTTGGGTAAAGCCAAACTCAACAGGTGGAGATGGAGGTGTAATTGGTTTTTTCCCTTACACAACATCTCAAACATCAGCCTCTTATGTTGGTAGCTATTTTGCAACTTCAGGCACAAGATACGCATGGTATCAAGGGAACGAAAATTTTAGCGGGTATACCTTTACTAGTGGTCAATGGGATCATTTAGTTCAAATTTGGGATGGTTCTAATTTAAAAGGCTATGTGAACGGGGTACTGCAAGTATCAGTAGCTAAAACAAATAATGGTTTAGGTACAAGTGGAGTAGTATCAATTCATGGTTCATCTCGTGGCAGATGGAATGATCGGGCACCTGTAAACATTGATGAAATATCAGTGTGGGACTCGGCTTTATCTGATGGGGGTGTAAGTGTAGGTCAAACAGCAACTGGTCAAATTGCTACTTTGTACAATTCAGGAACACCTAGTGATTTGACAAGTTTGTCCCCAATCGGATGGTGGTTAATGGGTGACTCGCAGGTTGGTCAAACTAATGGTGGAACAACACCTACCACAATTTCTGATGTTGGTATTGGTTCACATTCAAAAGCTGACGGAACTTTGTTTGGATCTGCTACATATTCTAACCAAACCCCTTAGTTTTTGATGCGTTATGTTGTTTTACTAATTATGTTTACTTCAGGATGTGGATTGAAAACATTTGCCCCTGCCATTGGTGGTGGCATAGGTGCAGGTGTTGGATCCCTGGGAGGCATTCCTGGCAGTGTGGCAGGTGGAACATTGGGAGCAGGGGCAGGGCAGATAATTAAAGAAGTTAGTGAAAACGAAAAGACAAAAAAAACCCTGGAAGCAATTTCACACGGGGATGTTCAGGCATTAGTTTCTGCACAAATGTCAGACCACGCATCAGGTTTTGATGAATTTAAAAACACCATCCTAAACATATTAAAAATAGCAGGGGCCTGTTTATTAGCTTACCTGACAATTCCACTTTGGGTTGCTCGCAAAACAGCAACCCAATGTGCCAGAACAGAAGCACAAAAACAGGCTACCAGGGCGCCATTTCCAATTAGACCAAGTCAAAACAAATGAAGAATTTTAAGTTATTAAAAGACTATTACAAAACCCTTAGCACTAAAGGCAAGATGTTCACTGCATTGTTAGTTATAATTCTTCTAATAATTTTACTGGAAGTAATCTAATGGACAGAACATCAATGCTTGGATTTTCAGGTTGCCTGGCAACAATTACCCTGGGGAACTTTGATGAAATTCTTTCAGTCACAGCAGGGTTACTCACCTGTGTTTACATGGGGTACAAAATTTATTTATTACAGAAAAATAAAAAATGAGGTATTCAGCTTATGGCAGTTTTGATGAAAAACCTTTGCTCGATGGTGACGAAGGTTTTATTGGTCTAAACACTAGGCTAGACCCTACACAATTAAGTGAAGGGGTATTAAGTGAATCCAAAAACATAAGATTGGATAAGGGCACAGCCCGTTCAAGAAAAGGTTGCACTTTATACCTGGGGGCATCGACAAACAATGTGGAAACACCAATGGATGCTGTGCCATATGACTCAGGAAGCACCCAGGATAATGTCCTGGTATTTTCAACAAATGGGAATGCAAAGTATGCACATATTTACAATGGTCCCACTTTGGTTAGTCAGGTTACTTTTCCTGCACTGCCTTACAATTATACCCTGACTAATGCATTCTTACTGAACACAAAAGTTAATACTTTATTGTTCCAGGGTAAGGGACCAACACTTCCATTTACAGAAGGTGATTCACTTGGGCATGATGTTCTGAGGCTTGCAAAAGGCGATACAGAATTTAAGCATTTTAAACAGGTTAATTTTTCAGGTCATGTTAGGAACGCAGGGGGAACAAATGTTCATACAATTACATGCACGGAAACACCAAGTTTGAATGTTGGTGAAAAGTTTAGAGTTGTTGGGCTTATTGGTTCAGGTGGACCAACTGACAATATTTGGAAGGTGTTAAGCATTACCGACAAGGTTATAAAATTTACAAGTAGTACGACACAGCACCCTGCACTTAACTCAACAGGGGGGATCCAGGGGATTTTATATTCCGTGGACAATGAGTGCCCACCTGCTGACTTTGCAACCTGGGCAGGTAACCGATTAATTGTCCCGTTTGGGGACAATGAATTGGCAATTTCCTCATCTCTTTCAACCCATAATTTTCCAATTACAAACAGGTTGGTAATTGACTCAGGTGAAAGTGGATCCATAACGGCCCTGGAACCCCTGGCCGATGATTCTTTATTAGTATTTAAAAATCATTCCATTCATGCAGTACAAGGGGTCTATGAGATGAAAGGTTCAGTTGAGGGTGGCAGGTTGGCTATAACACGAATAACTGACCAGTTAGGCTGTATCGCCCGTAAAACCATTCAGGTAATTGGTTCTGAAGTTTTATTTTTATCACCACAAGGCATTTATGGTTTATCATTAAATAGCCAAAGTGGAGGTGGAGTAGGTTTGCCTGTCCAGGCAGTACGGGTGGCAGATGTTGCTCTATCCAGGGACATTGATAATTTGATTGATAGTATAGACCAGGCAAATGCATCTGCCTGTTTTTTCAGGGGCAGATATTATTTATGCGATGGGGATGAAATTTATGTTTACAGCACAATTTTGCAGGCTTTTGAAAGTGTGGATTCTGTGCCAAATGGAGTAATAAAATTATTTAGTATATTTTCAAGTTCATCACAACTCATTGCCCTTCATTCAAGTAGTAAAATTCTTAACCTGGAAACTAGTGAAAGTAATGTTGATACTTATTACGGGGGCACTGAAAACTTTGAATCTAAGGTTACAACCAGGGCCTACAGGTTTAAAACTTTTGAGCAAAAGCATTTCCGTCGAGCAATGGTTTCCTGGCAAGGTCAGGACTCAAATAATTCATTTCGAGTAGACATTGAAAGTGAAAACCCTGACGGAATAGACACAATAGTAAACCAAAGCAACATTGGCTCAGGTACTTTTAACACACGCACTTCTTTAAGGGGCCGAGGGGAGTCAATAAAGGCAACAATAAGTAATAACTTTGCAGGCAGGTTCTCTGCCAAACGCATTGCATTTGAAGCAATGCCTGGCAGTAGACAAACAACGGAATTTAATTAATATGAGCGATATAACACCAGGTTCAAGTTTTCAAAGTGGTCAGCAAATTACAGCAACTGACTTAAATAATTTAGTAGGTAATGCTAGTATTTCTAGTGCGGTTATTGACAACACTCACTTGAAACAAAGTAGTCTAGCTGACTCTATATTTAACTTTAATGTAATTGCCGATGCTAATGTTTCAGACAATGATTATTTTCTTATTTGGTCAGCAACTGACTCTGCTTTTCGTAGAGTCAGTAAGGGAACAATTAATTCACAAAATAATGTCAATGTCGGTGGAACAACAATTGATACTAGTGGAAATTTAAATATAACAACAGGTGACTTAGACTTAGGTACGGGTAGTTTTACCAGTCCTCAATTAGTTTTATCAGGAATCACAGCATCCATCCCTACAGGTAAAAGTATACTTTTTAGTGAT